AGTCCAGCCATTGCCTGTATATGGGCTGGCAGAAGTTATCGATCAGATCCTGCTGCATCATTTCATAAGTCTTGATATCCTGCAGCCTTCCTTCGCGGGCGGATGAATAATTTACCTGGCTGAGATCCCTGGACAATGCCTCATATGACAGCCCAAGTCCCATGCCGATAAATCTCAGTATGGCAGAAACAAAAGGAGCAGCAGCACCATTTGGCCTGCCTGGGGTAACAAATTCTGCCCTCTCCCCGGGAGCCAGACTTAACATTGTTCCTATTTCAATCTCGGTTATCTTCTGACCCGTTGGGGTTGTCATCTGACGCCCTATCGTGTTTCCGGGATGTTCTGAGGAAACAACGCCTGTCAGTGCACTTGCCATCCTGGCGGCTTTAAGCTCCGATTCAATAAACTCTCCGCAATCACGTACATTTTCCATAATCCCCGCAAGCGCTGAAACTCCTCTTGTCTGTGGAGCCCTCAGCTTCAAAAATCCATGAATTACGCGGGACGCCTCTGTCCTGGTGATCTGGCCGATATTTCTGGGGTCAAACCGCAAATGGTAAGCTACGGCCGCCATGTAATCATCAACCTCGACCCCGCCATAAACATACCGTCCTTCATGCTGTATCAGATCTTCTGCCAGCAGATCGCTTTCAATCAGCTGTAGGAGCAGAGGAAAATCTGAATTAATATTGGGACTGTATCCCATGATCACAAGGCTGTCCCCGTCCACGATCTTTCGCCTTAGGAACATCCCCTGCATCTGATAAAAATTAAGACTGCGCGATGCATCGCAGTTTTCCTTGCTGATCCATTCAGCCCACAGTTCTTCTATCCTGTCATTGATTTTCCATAACTCTGTCCCGTTATTGCTCACACACACCGCCTGCGGCTTAATCCCAAGGCCTACGACGTTTCGCAGGATTATTCCTACCGCCCCCTGGACTATTCCGTTGTTGCGTTCAAGGTCCCTCGCCCTTGCCTTTATCAGGTTCCTATAAGGTGCATCAGTCAGTTCTGCCGGCTGGTTTCTAGGATGCCACTTTCCATATCTGTCTGTCCTGGCAGCTGTGTAATTTCTCTCCAGCTCTTTTCTGTAAACCATACGTTCATACGCTGATTTCGGACTTACATAGTTGATGATTTTATCCAGATAATTCATCTGCCGACCCATCCTCCGAAAGAAAGGCTTGCTCCTGTGACAGAGGCCAGTTGGTGTTCAAGATCTTTTCTTTCCTTAAGCAAGATAGAATAATCTGCCTTCCTAACAGAACGATTCATCATTGAATATTCCTGAGCTCCGTTTCTGATCGCGCGGATCGCTGCGTTCACTTCTGCCAGTTCAGCCCTGATTTCTTCTTCTGTCATGCTTATTCCTCCCTTCAAACAATTATTGATTTTCATTTGGAGGCATCAAATATCTGACTCCCATCCGTTCTGCAGCGGCAGTTGCCAGTACTGAACAGTCAAGAAGGTGGTTGGGAGTGTGTTCAGTAACCGGTTTCCAAACCTCTTTTACCCTTCCTTTTCCGTCTATCTCCTTGACTCTATGCTCAGAGCAGATCTGCTCGGCATACTCACGGTGTATCCCCTCATAAACAAACCATCTGGGAAGCATCTCATCGCTTGGATGTATACGCCCCGAGATAAAGTTCTTGTAATAATTTGTATCGACTATAAAAAGCTTAAGTCCGCCCCATTCAGCTTTTTCAACCTGGCTTTCCTGCAATGGAGATCTTGTAACGGCCTGACTGGATCCTTTCGTTGGAAATGCCACTCCCGGATGAGTCGCGCAAAATTCATAAACTTCATCGGTCCTGAATCCTGAATCCAAAAATGCAAGCTGCAGCAGTATCTCTTCTCCCTGTTCTGTCCTCCAGGGTTTATCCAGTATCCTTTCAACCTCACCCCATGTTTCAAGACGGCCATAATCGACCAGCCATGAGGTTATCTTCGGCCCCCATGCCCTGACCTCATACCAGAAATGATCAAGCTGGACATCTATCCCACATGTAAGGATCTCTGCCTCTTTGGGAACTGTCATTCTTTCATAAGAACGTTGAAGCTTCATTACTGCGTTACTGTTCATAGTGGCCGCGGAAGGTTCCCACGGAAGAGCAAGCCAGCCGTTCATAAAATTCATAAAAGAGATGGGATCATCCTTCGAGCGCAGAAATTTCTGCGCCACTTGCCCGAATGTCACCCAGGGCGAATATATTGAGTTGAGGTTATAGGCTATGCTTTCCGGTTTAGATCTTGGGTCTTTTTCTTCGACCCATATATTTTTATTTGAGGAATCTCTTTCCGTCCTGACCGGACGCCATTCCCCGCGGTTCAGCATCTGAAGCTTCTCAATGTCATGTATCTGTTCATGACACACAGGGCATTCATACCAGCTCTCAAGAAGGACGCGGGCATCCCTCTCATGTTTATGGGAATCGCTGTTAAGTTCTTCCGGCCATTTAATGTTCTTAAGTTCGAGCTGCTGCATCGTTCCACAGTGGGGGCAGGGCACAAAATACCGTTTGCTTACCTGGCTGTTTAAAAATTCCTGCCAGATAACTCCCTCTGAATATGTGGGTGTGGAGGCCAGAACCTCTTTCCTGTGCGAAAAGGTTTTTGTTCGTTCACTTGCAAGTTCTATTGGGGAAGAATCCTTTCCCGACCTTACAGGGAACTTGTCGACTTCATCAAACAAAAGATATTTGACAGGTCGGCTTGCAAGCTTGGACGGACTGTTCGCCCCTACCAGTGCCAGATACATACCCGAAAATTGGACTTCAAGCGTTTCTGATGTGGTTGGATTCCACTTGGACTCAAGGGCAGGACAGCTCCTGATCATCGGTTCTATCCTGTTCTTGCTTATTGATCTGGCCAGTTCATCTGTTGGATAAACCATCAGCATGCTTCCCGGATCTTCGTCAACACAGTATCCGATCATGTTCATAAGGGTTTCTGATTTGCCCAGCTGGGTCCCGAAACAAAGGCTTATCCGTCTGACATGCCGGCACTTGAAGTTGTTCATTATCTCTCTGAGATATGGAGTACGTGATGTCTTCCATGGGCCTGGCATCGAACTGCTTTTTTTGTCGAGTATCCTGTTTTGATCAGCCCAGTCACTGACCGTTATCTTCCTCGGAGGTCTCAAAGAGCGCAGCTCTTGGCGGTTCCATAAGATCCCTTGGAGCAGGAGTGGATATTCCGTTTCTGCTGTACCGTTCGAGAGTCTCATAGACAAATTGCTCCACCCTTTCTTCTATCATGTATCTGTATTCAGAATCAGGGAAGAGGAACCCTATTTCCTGCGGCAGACAAAGCAATGCGGCCTTGACCTCTACGCAGCGTCCGGACCATTCCCTAATAACATCCTCCCTGCTTATAAGCTTTCCTGCTTTTTCGTCCAGCTGGATCTCGGCCAATTTCGCGCGTGCTTCCCGCTCTTCAGTTTCAGCCTTAAGTTTTCTGGCCTTCATCTTCTTTTGATCACTGGGGCCTGTCTGTTCCTTTTGGGATTCCTTGAGATATGCGATGTATCTTTTTATCGTGGGGAACAGGTCAAACTTTCCCCTGGACGATTGAGGGATCACGCCCTCTTTTGATAATTTACGGACCCATTGAGGGGTCATGCCCAGAAGCGCTGAGATCTCTTCTGTTGAATATAAAAGCATACTGTCAGTAACAGAAACTTTATTGTTGTCCGAGTTCAGTAATTTTTCGCCCATTTTTATGCTCCTATCATTTCACCTGCCTCAAACGAAACTAAGCAAATTGTAAGTTTCGAACATACAATTCCCGACACTCGTCCGCACCGCGGGCCCCATACCCCTCAGGAAGGACCCGCTAACTCCCCTCAAAGCCTTGGTATAACTTATTTTTCGCCCATCAGTCTAAATCACTAAATAATCTGACATATCTAGTATTGTGTCAGATTTTATTGATCCTTTAAAAGTTGCTCTGTATCAAGACATCGTGGAAAATTGATTTGGGAAGAATGGGGTTATCCACAAAACTTTATGCTTTTTTATATAATCTGACATAACTATGCATAAACAGGCTATTTCACATATTTACCCGACATACCAAAGTCCACCTTACGGTAGATGTTTTCCAGCTGTTCATCAGGAATGCATGCATATCTGTGTGTAGTCTGTACGGATACATGACCAAATTCACGCTGAAGGACATCAACACCAACTCCATTTCTCCATGCCTGGTATGCGTATGTCTTCCTAAGAGAATGTGTGCCGATCGATCCTTTTATTCCGGCTTCATTTGCAGCCACAGTTATTACGTGCCAAAGGTGCTGACGGCTCAGTGATTTAAGCTTTCCTCCCGATCCCTTTTTCTGAGACAGGACAAGAGGCGTTTCACTCGTCCAGTTTTTCATGTTTTTTATATGCGAATGAAGTTCCTGTCTCATCTTGTCGGTCATGAATATATGGCGTTCCTTACCTGTCTTGATCTCAACTACCATAAGCCTGTCAATTATCTGGATGCGTGACCCTGAACCTGCCAGCACATCACCAACCTGCAGCGCCAGTATGTCAGAACATCTCAGCCCCCAGTTAATTCCTATAAGCGCAGCGATATAATATGTTTTATTCCAGTTTTTCAGGCAGCGGAGGAATGAATGTATCTCCGGCTGAGTTCTTATCGGGATTGTCTTTTCTATTTTGATCACCTTCCTGGACTGCTTTTTCTATCCTTTCTTTGGTCATACGGCAGAACTCCTCGGAGAGTTCCATTCCGATCCAGCGCCGCCCTGTCGCTTCGCATGCTGCTGCAGTTGTCCCTGATCCCATGCAGTTGTCCAGGACAGCATCACCAGGACGCGTGTATGTGCGGATAAGCCATTCAAACAGGGCCTGAGGCTTCTCGGTAGGATGGTTTGTCTGTCCTTCCTGCGGAAAACGGAGCACGCTTCTCGGATAACGTGTCCCGGTGTTGTTTTCCGATTTCTTTTCGTTGTATTTTCCATATAATGAAGTATGTTTTCCTCTGGCCTTTGATGTATAGGGCTTTCCTTCTGACATCTGCGGTATGTATGTCGGCAGATGGCGGTAAAAGACCAGGATATTTTCATGCGCCCGGAGCGGCATCTTTCGTGCATTAAGAAAGCCCAGGGCTTTTGCTTTCTCCCATATAAGCTCGTACCGAAATTTGAACATCCTTCCGGACGAAACAATAAGCTCCGTAGCAAAGGGCTGCTGCGCAGTAAGCACAACAGCCCCGTTTTCCTTAACTACCCGTCCCCATTCGCGCCAGAGAGGCGCAAGCGGGATCTTTACATCCCATTTGCAGTCGGTAATTCCGTAGGGCAGATCGCAGAGGACCATGTCAACCGATCCGTTGAGGATCTTTCCAAAATGCTCCATGCAGTCACCGTGATACAAGCGGCCAAGTTCTGATTCAAAATATGTTGACATATAGACACCTCTTGTATAATATAAGTTGTCTATGTGTCCGTTTCACATAGATAAAAAATGGCTTCAGGGAGTGCATTCCCTGAAGCCGCACTTGTATAGTTTCTGTTACGTACAAACCAGCGAGGTTCCGCTGGTTATTCTTTTTCTTTCTCTTTCTTTAGCTCTCGGATTTCTTTTTTGAGGTCATGTATTTCCTTTAATACTTCATCTTTATCCTCGTAATAACTGAATCGATGGTCGTCATGTGACCTACTATTGCGATTGAAGAAGTAAATTACAATCACAAGCAATATAAGGAAAAACAGAGGCATCATGAACATTCCGTATGGCATATGGTATCCGTTTCCAGCTGCTCCCCACCACATAAATATCACCCTTTCTTGTCTAATAATTAAAAAGATTCTAGAGTGAATATAT